AAGAACTTACTAGCCGATGGTGCTAGACTTGGTGTTTCTAGTAGGGGTATGGGATCATTAAAAGCATCATCTGAAAAAGGTGGTGTTCAAATGGTTCAATCGGATTTTCAGTTAGCAACAGCAGCTGATATCGTAGCAGATCCGTCTGCACCTGACGCGTTCGTAAACGGCGTAATGGAAGGAGTTGAGTGGATTTGGGATAATGGTGTCATAAAAGCACAGAAAATTGAAGAATATAAATCTAAAATTAGACGAGCAAAGACACACAAACTTCAAGAAGTCAAATTAAATGCGTTTAAAGACTTTCTTGAAAATTTATAATATATAAATAATTAAAGAATAAAATTAATATTAATTTATATTTTTAACGGAGAGTATTCTAATGTCAAGCTTAGAACACACAATAGAAGAAGTTATAGCAGAAGGCGTATCTGACGAGAAAAAGGAAATTCAACACGAAGTTCCTGGTAAAGGCGGAGCCGCACCTGCAGCTAAATCTAAAACTGATCCTGATGCGGAAAAACACGCCACAGACGCAGCTGCGAAAGCTGGAGATGCTACTAAGCCCGCTCCAAAAACTAATGCAGTTTCTAAAGGTGATCCAATTGAGGAACCAACTGACGGTGAAACAAAAGTAGATAAGACAACTATACCTAATCAAGAAGAAGCAGAATCTGATTCTGAAGCTCCTCAATTAGATGAAATGTCAAAATCTGAATTGTTAAAAGCAGCCGTTGCGTCCATGAAAGAAATGGACCTTAAAGCACTTAGATCAGCTCACGCTGGTATAAGTGAAGCAGACGAAGATGACGGCGACGAAGAAAAATCAGAGTCACTAAGTCGAAATGCACTTATTAGAAGTGTAGTAGAAACTCTTAAAGATAAATCTGTAAAAGAAGTCCAAGACTTTATTAAAGCTATGTCAGAAGAAGAAGTTCAAGAAGATGCTTCTGATGATGATAGAGATGAAGATAAAGGCGAAGGCAAGAAAATTCAGAAGAAAACTACTCCTGTAGAATCTAAAGACAAAGCTGATGAAATGTCAGATGAGGAAGAAGAGGAAGAGGAAGAGGAAGTCAAGAAAGAAGATGTTGATGTCGATATGACAGATGACATTAACGCTCTTGTTGCTGATGAAGATTTATCCGAAGATTTTAAAGTCAAAGCTAAGACTATTTTCGAAGCAGCCGTAGCAAGCAAAGTAAAAGAAAAAGTTTCCGAAATTGAAACTCAATATGAAGAAACTACTAAAGAAGCAATTGAAGAAATCAAAGAAGATTTGACAGAAAAAGTTGATTCTTATCTTAATTATGTTGCTGAAAGCTGGGTTACAGAAAATGAACTAGCAATCGAGAGAGGTCTAAAGACCGAACTCACAGAAGATTTCATAAATGGTTTGAAAAAACTATTTGAGGAACATTATGTGGAAGTTCCAGAGGACAAGTTTGATGTAGTTGAAGAACTAGCAAACAGACTTGATGAACAAGAAGATAAATTGAATGAAGAAGTAGCACAAAATATTTCTTTATCTCAAGATATCGAGGAACTAAAGCGTGAAAAAATTATCAGCGAAGCTTCAGACGAACTAGCTGATAGTGAAAAAGAGAAGCTTAAAGAATTAACCGAAGATGTAGACTACGAAAATGAAGAAAATTTCCAAGAGAAAGTTTCTACATTGAAAGAAGCATACTTCAAAGGTGAAAAGCTTGAAGCGGTCTCTGATGAAAGTAATGTGGCTTCTGGTGATGCCGATTTCGGGTCAGCTGATGGTGAATCAGTAGATCCTGGTATGGCTAGATATACTGCCGCAATTGATAAATTTGCTAAGTTAGATAACTAATTTAGTTTTATTAACGGGGAATAAACAAATGTTTATGTCAGAAAACCTTCAAGAAAAATGGAAGCCTGTATTGGAGCATCCTGATCTTCCAAAGATCGAAGATAGCTACAAAAGAGCAGTTACTTCTGTAATTCTTGAAAACCAAGAACGCGCAATTAGCGAAGAAAGAGGTGCTTTACAAGAAGCATTTGGTGACGGTCAAGGTACTGTTGCTGGTGATCCAGGTGGATTCTCAGCGACTGCTGCAAACTGGGATCCAATTCTTATCTCTTTAGTTCGTAGAGCAATGCCTAACTTGGTAGCATATGATATTTGTGGTGTACAACCTATGACTGGTCCTACAGGTCTTATCTTCGCTATGAAGGCAAGATATGTAGATGACAGTTCAGCCGTCGCTAGAACAGAAGCTCTGTTCAACGAAGCTGATACTGACTACTCTGGTTCAGGTACACATGCCGGAACTGATCCTTTTGAATCAGGTTCTGCAAACACTGCAATTCAATCAGCATATACTACTGGTGCAGGTGATACTACAGCTACTGCTGAGAAAGATTCTTCTATCGCAGAAATGTCGTTCACAATCGAAAAAGCTACAGTTACCGCGAAAAGCAGAGCGCTTAAAGCCGAGTACACTATAGAACTTGCGCAAGACCTTAAAGCGATTCATGGCCTTGATGCTGAAACAGAACTAGCAAACATTCTTTCTGGTGAAATCCTAGCGGAAATCAACAGAGAAGTAGTTAGAACTGTAAACAGTCAAGCTAAAATCGAAGGTGTTGCTTCAGAAAGTAACTTAACTGGTACTTCTGTAAACGGCCAATTTAACTTAGATGTTGATTCATCTGGTAGATGGTCAGTTGAAAAATTCAAAGGTCTTATGTACCACATTGAAAGAAATGCTAATGTTATAGCACGACAAACACGAAGAGGTAAAGGTAACTTTATCCTATGTTCTAGTGATGTAGCGTCTGCACTTGCAATGGCTGGTGTATTAGACTATGCTCCAGCATTGTCAACTAATTTAAATGTTGATGACACTGGAAACACTTTTGCTGGTGTCCTTAATGGATCCATGAAAGTGTATATCGACCCATATTACGCAAGTGCGTCTCAAAGACCTACTGGTGTAAGTGCTGGTGAAGGATATGTAACAGTTGGTTATAGAGGATCTAATCCTTTTGACGCTGGACTGTTCTATTGTCCTTATGTACCATTACAAATGGTTCGAGCAGTTGGTGAAAACACTTTCCAACCGAAAGTGGCTTTCAAAACTAGATATGGTATGGTTAGTAACCCTTATGTTGGATCAGCTCCAGCTAACGGTCTTGCTACTGCAAGCACTAACTCTTACTACAGAAGTTTCGAAGTACTTAACCTACTGTAAACACTAAATTATTAGATTAATTTCAAAGAGCCCGCAAGGGCTCTTTTTTTATGTTATAAATAATAGTATGGCATACAGTAAAGAAGTAGTAGAAAGATTTGAAAATGTTCTCAAAAATCCAGAAAAACATAGCGTGGGACGATTTGACCCTACTGACCCTAATGTGGTGTCAGGGATGGTAGGTGCACCTTCGTGTGGAGATGTAATGAAATTAGACATGAAATTAGACATTGATGGTCTAATAGAAGATGTTAAATTTAAAACTTATGGGTGTGGATCAGCAATAGCTAGTTCTAGTTTGTTTGTTGATATGTTAAAAGGAAAAACAGTAGAAGAAGCAAGATTGATTAGAGATAAAGATATCGCAGAAATTTTAGATTTACCACCTATTAAATTACATTGTTCAGTTTTAGCCGAAGAAGCAATAACTAAAGCAATTCAAGATTGGGACGAAAAAGAATCTCATAGAAAACATAACCAATAAATAGTATTATGATTAACGAAAGAAACATGGAAGTATATGTAGAATCAAAAATACCTTTAGAAGAACATAAGTATAAAGGTTGGTTTTATTATTATCCAACAAAGAAATTTTATAGATACAATGATATACCTTATCATATAAAGGAAAAAGATGGCAACAGCTAATTGGCAATCAGATCAACCAACAAATTTAAATTATCTATCTCCGGTTAATTTTGATTTAGTTATATCTAAATTACCAAATACAAGATATTTTTGTACAGGTGTAAATATACCTTCAGTCAATTTTAGTGAAGCTACAATGGATACAAAATTAGCAATTCAATCAGCATTGCCTGGTGATAAAATAACTTTTGATCCTTTAACAGTAAAATTTGTTGTAGATGAAGATATGAATAATTATCAAGAGATTTTTAATTGGATAATGAGATTAGGACCAGGAATTGATCCAGCAGATTTCAGAACATTAACTGGTCAAGTTGGAACAGGTATAACATTAACAGAAAAAGGTGATAATCTAGAAATGTATTCTGATGCAACTCTTATGATTAATACATCATCTAATAATTCAAATATAGAGATTAGTTTTGTTGACTGTTTTCCTACATCTTTAGGTGCTATAGACTTTACAACTGATGCACAAGATGTAACATATGCACAATGTGATTTAACACTAAGATACACTTATTACACGATAAAAGCCAGTAGTTAATTGACTTTTCAGGGAAACCTGTTATAATATATAATATGAATATAAAATTGTCTGACATACAAGAAATGTGGAAAAAGGACTGTCAAATTGATGATATCGAACTTGACAGGTCATCTTTAGAAGTTCCAAAACTACACGCAAAATATAGTGAAATTCTCGCTAATCAAAAACTCATTCAAATACGATACGAAAATCAACTCAAAGACTTACAAAAAGATAAATGGCTTTGGTACACAGGTAAGTTAAGTCAAGAAGAAATACAAGAAAAGAATTGGGATTATGACCCATTCAATGGTCTCACAATACTTAAATCAGATTACGATAAGTTTTTCGGTGCTGATAAGGATATACAGAAAGCAATTGAAAAAATGGAATATTGTAAAGTAGTTGTAGAATACTTACAAGACATAGTATCACAACTAACTTGGCGACATCAAACAAT